TTGCTTGGCGAATGTCCATGAGGCAAAGTCAACTCCACTCTGATTGTGAGAATTATAATTATTTGACCCGACAGTAAATCCGTTGCTATTAAAAGCAGTTAATGAACTAGCGTCTGTGTATTCAGCGTTAGTGTTGTTACTGTTTAACCCAACACCTACTCCATTCTCCGTATCGTGTAACTGATGATTAACAGAAGCATCACGGTTCTTAATCCAAACCAACCCACCTTTGCCTTCAGTTTCTGATGTTTCAGGGCCAAAGTATCTTAACCCCTCATGTCCAGAACCGTTTAAAATATATGCTCTTCCACTTTCATCATTACCTGCTGAATCTGCACTTGATGCATTAACACAATTTAGTATTACAGTGTCATCCAATACAGCTAAGGGTGTACTAGGAACAGTGTATGATCCATTATACACAGCAGTTCCATTTGTGACCCTGACGTTACTCAACGCCCCTTCAAAACTACTGGTTGCCACTGAACTGTGGCCATACCCATTACCGATACGAACAGGATACGATAGGTTTTGAAAAGCCCCGGATCTACCTAAAGCACCAACACTAGATCCATCAATGTACAAAGTAAAGGCACTGCCAACTCGCTCAAAAGCCACATGGTGCCAAGTGTTTTGAACAATACTCCCAGTAGCAGATGTAAGATTAGTTAAAGAATAACTACCATTTTCTAGGGTAGCAAAGTACACTCGTAAAACGTTAGCCGATGTTATATACATGGAGATATTACGTGCCTGTGAGTTATTATTACTCCATTTATATGAAACAATACTTTGATCTGCACCAAATTTAGTGACGTAAATAAACGCTTCTATCGTGAAATCATTTGTTCCTAATTCTAAGTCAGCACTGTCTCCGTACTGAAATCCAGAATTAGTTGCCGCTTGAAATGTAACACTCTGCCCGGCATTTTGATCGGTAAGGGCAATTCCATTTTGTATCCAATTTGTATTACCATCTCCAGTATACAAATACGTTGAGAACACATCCTCTACATAGGTAGCTTCACCTGCACCTGCGGCGGCGGCTAGTAGTAAATCAGTTGACATTACGCGCTATACTGGGTTGATACGGCATGACCATACCAAAACCCGCCCTGAAATTGAAATACGATAGAATCCTCGGCACCACCCAAGGTAGAAAGCGTAGGAGCACCTGCGGCATTAGCCCAGTATATTGTAGTACCTCCTGTCCAGTCGATAGTGTACCCACTTCCTGCCGTGTCCTGCTTGATGTAGAGAACCACAACTGAGCTACGACCCTCGACAGTGTTCGTAAAGTTTACTGTGGTGATATCTTCGGATAAAGTTATCGCAAAGGTGTTTGCTTCACTCACCGGAATGGTGAGAACGCCCGAAGAACTTGTTAGATTATCTACGTCTCCGTAGAAAGCATTCCCCATATCAACACGGTTTGCAAAAAGTGTTCCACTGCCAATAGTCACATGCCCAGAAGCGTTCGCAGTCACTACCTTACTAGCTTCTGACTGACCCTCCGTAGTAATCGAAAGACGGTCAATATCCGCCGGTGCCGCATTGATACCGAGGTTGGTCCGGGCCGTGGCAGTGTTGTCGAGATCAGACAAGTTACTCGCAGAGTTGAGGAAGCGGCTGTCTGACTGGACCTGTGTGTAGGTGTCTGCAACGGAGAAAGCACCGTAGGCAATAATGTCAATCTCATCCCCGGCGGCCGCAGGAGATGTCAAGACGACGTTTGTCCCGTCAGTCGCTGTGAAGTCGTCGACGTTACGTAGCTTTAATCCGTTAAAGTAAACGTCGAGGAAGCCGGGGTCGTAGTTGGAGACAAACGTAGTCTGCCCCGCGGTGGCTGTGTACGAGTTTCGTTCTGCGGTACCATTTACGGGAGAGCCCGCCTCAATCCACGCGGTTCCATTCCAGAAGAATGTCTGGTTTGTTCCGCTGTTAAAATACAAGGCACCTGCTACGAGGGGATCACCGTCGTTGTCGACTGTCGGAGCGACTGCTTTGATTCCGAGGTAACGGTCATCAAACGTGTCGTAGATTGTAGCCGCGGCGTTCTCAGACGCTAGGGCGGCGGCCGCACTTGCGGCGGCGGCAGTGAGGGGCTCGATTCGTGTGTCGAGGTGGGCTTTTGTTACGGCATCCTGTGCTGAAGTCGGATCTCCGAGACCGGTAATCTTGTAGCCGCGCATCGGGATGTCAGAGTACATGCCGTATGTTGCGCTACCTGTTTTAAATTGAAGGAATGCAGGCTGGACTGTGCTGGCATCTATCGTGCCACTATTGTAAATGTTACGAAAACGATAGGTCTCTGAGCCGAGGTCATATACAACGGCGTTAGGATACGCTCCACCACTACCAAATACTAACTCGAGGCTTCGTCCTCCAGAGCCATCAGGGAAGTACACACCTGTACCACCTAAGCGAGAATTTGAACCCCCACTTCCGAAGAGCGGGTTTTGAACTACACCGGCCTGTGAGAAAACGTCCTTAATTTCTGAAACGTATGCTCCACCTCCAGTGGTGCCGTCGTGACGGTGGCCCGTTGTATCGTTAAACGCATCTTGAACGGCGTTAAACTCGTCGTTTACCGGACCCGATTTTACGGTATTATTGGGTACGATATCCCCTGCTGATTGTCGCGTGTAGCCCGCCATTTATCGTCTGTCTCCTACTCCAAATAGCATACTAAAACCCTGTATACTATGGCTTCCATATTGATCGTTTGCTGAATACCGAAGCGATACTGCAAAACCAGAACCAGCAACGTTAGTCCGCACGATAGGCGTAGGGTTACCATCGTACACCGCATCGCTATCGAACTTAGCTACGTTCCAGTACTCAGGTCTACCAAATGCTTCAATGTTGTAATCAGCAGGTTTTGCAGACGCAAGGTCTTCGTAGTCGTAGTTTATTTTTAGTATAAGTTCTACGCTACCTTCGGCTCGAATGTAGGTAGATATTCGCGAGAAGTTTTTACGCATTTCAGGATCGCCCATAAAAATGTAGGGAGTCTGAAACACCGAAAAGATATCATCGCCGTCAAATGTGTTTTTAAATTCTTGGCGGTGGACAAAACCATCGGAATCGCCGTGTAGGACATACTCTTCTTGACCGATGTAATCTGAGTCAGAGCATGTTACTTCGATCCCCGCAAGTTGGGCAAACTCGAATCCAATCTGCCCCTGTTTATTCTGTCGAATAGCACCGAGAATACCGAAGGTATCTTCGTTCTGAAAGAAGTACCGAAACTGTGACTTGCTCTTTATGACAACTGAACGAAGCTGATCTAAGTCCTGATTAAGGATGATGTCTTTCATCAACCCTTGAATGTTCTTAGAAACTGTCTCGAGGTTAACATCTCCGATCTTATCTGTGCCAGAAACAGGTCGTATTCCGTCAGGACCCAAAAACAACAAATCACCGCCGATCTCAACGACGCTCTCTGGTGCGACGCATCCGAGGTCATCTGTCACGGAGACAACCTGAAAATCTGCGATGCTTGTGCCAGAAAGCTTTTTAATGTTGTTTCGTCCGAACAAATAAAGCTCATCACGGAAAGGTTTTATTTGAACGATTTCAAAACCTACGTTGATACTGCCTGCACCACTTGCAGGAGAAAAGTCTCCTTCATTTAGGGGTGCAGAGAAGTATAACTCTTGGGGACTGGCCGATGCTCCGGCAAGAAATATGTGGTTTTTAAACGACTGTCCTACAGAAGGATCAGAAGGGGCATTTGCGTGGGTTATCTGAGTATACGTCGTCCCGTCGTAGTACGCCGCTGGATTAGAACCATCAAGAATAAGAATCTTTTCCCCGACCCAGTTGTAACGAATCATCTTGACGTGGCTGACTCCTGCCATGTTCACGCTAGCTGGAGTAGTTATGGGAATCCAATCTGGATACGCTGTTCCTGAAATAGTTGTACCAGACGGATCATACTTGTAAAGATAGTCCGTTCCTGTGTCAGGAGCCCGTGCCGCAAAGAAGCCGTCGTTAATATTGTTGGCTACGCAGACGCCTAATACGGCACCTGTACCCGGTACTTCTGGTTGGTAGTTAAACGTGAATACCCCTGAAACATCAACTTCTGTAAACTTAATTAGTTTTTCATACCCGTTAATACGGCGATAGCCCCCGTAAATTGAGGGCTCGTAGTTGATTAAGGATATAGCACTGCCGGGAGCTTGCTCTCCTTGGTACAGGACATCTTGGTTGGTGTTTAGACCCCCCTCACAAGATACCGTAATTACCTGTAGATCGTCCGCCATTTACCGAAGTACTCGAGACACGAATTCAGTCGGAAAGTCGAGAAGAACTCGACGCATGTACTCAAGACCGTCTCTAAACTTCTGATTATGGAACTGCACAGCTTGCTCATTTGAACGGAAGCGCATCATGTGAGTTAGAGCACCTTCAACGATAATGAAATCGAATCGGTCTGGGATGATCGTGATATCGTCGTGGTTAACCAGTGGGTTAGGAAAGTTAAAGTATGCGTGACGAATTGTGTATGCACGATCTGGTACGGGGCTTACCCCAAACTTAGAAGTTTGAGTCTGGTATACTCTCTCGGGCTCTCCCCGGTCTGATACAGACGAGTTTTCGTCGTCCTCTCTATACTCTTTATTGTACTGGTCTAAGCTCAGTACTTCAAGTTTTTTTGCTTTAACTTCAGGATCTAGTGTATCATCCTTCTGTAGAAAGAACGAATCCCAGTCGACTACGTGAGTGTCAGTCGCGTAAGAGTACTCCTGAACCCCGGGTGTTGTCGTTACAGTACGTACTGTGTGCATAAAGGGCCACTGCTGTACGTAAGACATGATTTCTTTTATCGAAGCATTTACAGAATCTTTGGCAACCGCTTGAATGTTCCTAGCGTTAAGGAAGTCACTTTCAGTAATTGTGACTTCATTGATACGCCGCAGTACCGCGTTGGTTAAGTTCCTGTATTGTAAAGCCATGTTTTACCCCGGTAGTAGGAAAAATTCTTCAACAGTACACATCACGTCTACATGGGGATCAGTACCAGTTGCAATCGTTGTAATCGTATCCCCCGGTTCCATAACCATCTCTCCGCCCGTAAACTGTATGTATTCACCGGCAGACATGTTTTTACCTCCGAGAATATGCATATGGGAGTCAACACCAAGAGTAGTCTGAGTCGCAGAAGCACGATTAAATTCTACATCTACGGTGACATTACCGCCGTCGTTTACGACAAATACCATAGATACGTGAGATCGGCAATTTGAAGGGCACGTATACAGTGTCTCTTCTTGTGCGTCCGTATCACACTCAACATTGTGGGTTCTAATTCTACTGTGTGTTGTTATGTTAGAAGAGCTCAAACCCACTCACCTGAACGCATCGCATCAGCTAAGCGAATCGCACGACGGCCTACCTGATTTGCCCAACGAGAATCAAGCATCTGTTCTGCCGCCTCATCCCAGTCTTCGTCTTCAATAGCGTCCCACATGTTCTGGAACTTCATAAGTGTCGGAGTACCGAGGTTGAAACCCATATCAACCAATACACGTTGTCGAACTGGGTCGAGCATAGATACGAGAGGTTGTGCCTCAAGTAGCTCAC